GTGACCATGGCGGCCGTCGCCTTGGAAATCAAATTTGACGCCAACCAAAACTGTGGCGTTGCGGTTTCGTCACTCGCGTAACATGATGGGCCGGTATAACCGACCGGCCCATTTCAACCCACGGAGAAATACACATGAAAATTCAAATCACAATGAAAGGCGCAAGTGGCCACAATGTTGGCGATGTTGTCGAGATTGACGGAAACGCAATTCCATCATGGGCGATTAACAAATGCCGCGTGGTCGGCAATGCCAAGACCGCCGTGACCAACCCCGCCAAGGGTGCGATGCCCGGCGGACCATCTCTGAAGGGCTAAACAATGACCGCGACCGTCACAGGCTGGATCACATACGCAAGTGCGCGCGGCGATACCGTGGTGGACAATGCAGCCAGTGCTGCTGCACTCGTCCGCGCAACGGATCACATCGCGTATCGGTATCTGAACCGCCTCCTGCCGGGGGTGGACGCAACGACACTGGCGGTGGTCGATCCGGCGACGTATGAGGCTGCGAAACTAGAGCTCGCAACGCCTGGCTTTTTTACCGTCACGTTTAGCCCGGATCAGCAAAAGACACTGACTGGCGTGGGCGATATCAAATGGACACCTGTCGCTGGCGGCAAAGGCGGGTTTGATGCTGCAACGCCGACAAGCACGCTGATCTCAGCCATGTTTGATCAATATGTCACAGACCGTGACGGGCCTTACTTCGAATTTGCCACGCTTGGCAAAACGGCTGCACGATGAGCGGCGCGGATATCACGGCAGACGTTCAGGCAGCCTATGTCGAAGCGGGCTTTGCGGCGGGCAACGGTACGGGCGCGCCGATTGTTACGATTAACCGCCCCGGCGAACCCACTGGCCCGGAATGGAACCCCACACCCGGCGCGCCAGTGTTCCACACCTTCACGGCCAAGCCATCCGCCAAGGCTTACACGCAGCGGACTGGCTTGGCATTGGGTGCGGGTGAGTTGGTCTATTCGCTGGTGAACCACGGCGTGACGATTACCCCTAGCACGTCCGATGTGCTGACAATTGACGGCGTGAATTGGCCCGTGCAGGAAGTTATTCCGATGGACTCGGCGGGCTATGTGATATCGTGGCTGGTGAAGGTGGCAAAATGACCGACACCGCCAAGCGCATGATCCAAGCGGCCAAGACTGAAGCGATGTTTGCCGCCGCCCATGCCGCACTGGACATAGAGTCCCGGAAAGCGACGTTGCTTGCCGCAGTGCGTCGTCTGCATTATGATGCCAGCATCGCGCAAGGGTTCAGCCCGGAAGATGCGCTGATCTTGTGCATGGATTGTTTGGCTCAGGAGTAGGAAATAACCGGATGACACATTACACGGCAGACAACCCCGACCACATCGGAACAATCGTGACGCTCAACGGATGCGAACAGCGCGATGTGACAGAAGCTGACACTGGCGGTGTGATGGGATACGTTGTCCGCGCTCTACGCGACCTCAACGGAGACTTTGTTGTGGATGACCATGCTAAAATTGTGATGGAAAAGGTGTGGGGAAAAGTTGAGGCTTTCCCGGCCCAAAAAGCCGACGCCCAGGAATGACAACCCTTATATTGACACGACACGCAATAGATGGTAATAGTGGTGTTCAGATAACCCCCCCAAAGGACAAAATGTCATGACCTATTTTCAACCAATGGATTGTGCCCCTAGAGACGGGACCGATGTTATTCTAAAAACCGGCGACCGCGAATTTACTGTTTGGAAAATTGGCGACCCAACACCGTCCAATGAAATCCCAGCTTACTATTGCGACAGCTATAACGCATGGCTGTCCAACGGGCACTGGACCGACCAAGAAAAAACGTTCGGTGACGACACGCCGACATATGTCGGGAACCCTGTCGGGTGGAAGCTGGACGTCTAGCAAAGTGACAACCCGCGACACCAGAAAAGCATTCCTGAAGTTGCTGGATCAGACATGGCCCGGCGTCCAGCGGGAGTTTGTCGCGGCCATGCGTCAGGCGCGGGCTGGTGTTGACATGAAGGCACTTGAGGCGGCGATCGGGCGCGGTGACGTGGACGCTGCATTCCGCGCGCTGCGTTTCGACGCCGCCGATATGTTCCGCACCGATACGGCAATTACGGCGGCGCTGGCGGCTGGCGGCAATTATCAGATGGGCGCATTCCAACACGCCACCCGCCGCGCGCCGATTGCCAGCCGTATTGTGCAGTCATTCGGGGGCCGGAACGAGCGGGCCGAGCGGATTGCGCGGGATTTGGGCGCGCGGCTGGTGACTGAGGTGGTGGATGATACCCGCGTGCTGATTGCCCAGACGATCCGGGGCGGGCTGGAGGCTGGCGCAGGACCACTGCGCACCGCACTGGACATTGGCGGGCGCGTGGTAAACGGCACGCGGCAAGGTGGTCTGGTGGGGCTGCACAGCACGCAGGCGGAGTATGTCCAATCAATGCGGGCCGCGCTATCATCTACAAACGGCGTTGGGGTTCGCCGGATCGTAACGGACCCTGTGACAGGCGCGCAGCGGGCGGTCAAAGACTTCTGGATTGGTCGAGACGGCACGCTGAAAAGCACATTTACCTTGCGCAATAAGCAATCTGACGCCGCCATTTTCCGCGCCATTCGGGATGGAACGACCCTACCGCAGACGGCAATCGACCGCATGGCGCAGCAGTACTCGAACAAGTTATTGCGGCAACGCGGCGAAACAATCGCCCGCACCGAAACTATGAAAGCATTGAGCGCGGGGCGGCATGAGGCAGTCGCACAGCTTATTGAGAATCCTAATAATGATGTGCAGGCACAGGACATTAAAGTTAAGTGGGACTCCGCTGGCGACGGCAAGGTCCGCCCGACACATGCGGCGGCGAACGGGCAGACTGTGCAATATGGTGACCCGTTTATCGTTGGGGGTTTTACCATGTTGCACCCCCTCGACTCAAGCCTAGGCGCACCGGCTGAAGAAGTCATAAACTGCCGCTGCTACGAGGACGTGATAATCGACTTTTTTGCGAGGCTGGAATAATGGTGCAATACACATTCGCCGCGCTCGACCAGTGGACAAAAAAGACTGAAAAGCGGATTGACGCCGTGTTAAAAGACGCGGCGCAGTCTGTAATCGCCGTGGCACAAACATCAAAAGAACACGGCGGGCGGATGCCGGTTATCACAAACAAACTAAGGGGTAGCCTGCAATCGTCAATCGCTGGCGGAGCGTCCGGTGAAGGTGAAAGCTCACACATTCTGGTTGCACCACTGATGAAAGGGGGCGATCTGGCAACATTCACTTGGACAGCAAAATATGCGCGACCAGTCAACAATGGACGCAATGGCCGCCCCGGCGCGCGCTTTGTCGAAGGTGCCGTCGATCAGTGGCCCGCGATTGTGCGGGCGTCCATTCGCAAGGCGAAGGTGGCGGTCAGATGACACATGACGAAATCGAAAACGCCTTGAACGCGCGCCTTGCCGCCACGCCGTCTGCGCCGCCTATCGTCTGGGGTGAGAACGCACCCGGTGTCTGGGACGGAGCCGCACTGCAATACGTCACGCCTGAGCCGCCGTATTGGCTGGCATATTTCACCCACACGCCGCCGGAGCGTTTCGGGTTGTCCAAGTCGAGCCGGATGGTCATTCGCCTGTTCGTTGCGGTCTTTGTGCAAGAGGGAACGTTCAAGACCGAGGCAAACACACAAGCGCAGCGCATCATTGACCAATTCCCCATTGATCTGATACTATCCGCCGGAGACGGTCAAATTCAGGTGACGGACATGGGCGACCCACAGCCGGGCACAATCGACGGCGCATACTTTCGCAAGAATGTGTCGATACGCTGCAGCGCAATCTTTCAAAGGACACCCTGACCATGAAAACCAGACCGATAACCGGCGCGCGGATCGTCACAATGCCGACACCGACCGGCACCACCCCCGCCATGATTTACAACGGCAAAACGCCAAAGGCTGGCGATGTCCTGCATTTTGCAATGCCCAATGGCGTCACATATTCCGGCACAGTGGTCGACGCTACCGAAGCCGGTGGTGAAGTTCTGGTCGAGTTTACATCGGGTCTTGTCCCGGTCAAGAAATAGGCATCCCGCCTATCCACGCCCATGAAAGGAAATTATCATGGCACTTACTGAAGGTATCGGCGGGTTTATGTCCGTCTCGGCAGCTACCCCAGAAACCTTTGACGCAGCCGGATACGTCGCACTGACGTTCACTGAAGTCGGCGAGGCGTCCGAAATTCCAGAATTTGGCGCGACACATGCTG